GTGATCCGGAATCTACCCACTCAACAATAGTGTCTATGTCTTTTTGGGATAATCGCCAATCACCTTGTAAGTCTTGTATTCCAATGCCATGGTCATAAGCATATGGCGGCATTTCTCTTTTCATTACTTTAAGTGATATTAATGGTGCCCATGGTCTAACCTGCTCATAGGTTTCAAAACTCATAGGTCCGATGCCGCCTTCTCTGTGACAGACCACGCAGTTTTCGTTAATAATGCTTGCTACTTCTTCTGTATATGTTTGACCATTAACTCCGCCAGCAACAAAGCCAACAAGAAAAAATGTAATCATTGTAAGTAACTTTCTCATAACATCCTCCTTTATTTCTTTCGTTTTAATAAATCTATTTCTTTTTTTAGAGTTTCTATCTCTTTAACTAATTCTGTTGCTCCACCGGGTGCTACTGGAGGATGTGACCATGATTCTAGCTTATCTATTCTTTCTGCTAAAAGAGGGTAATCAGAACGCCATTTAGCTTCTTTCTTAGCAATCTGTATATCATACTTGACTGCAAGATATTCCATAAAGGCATCTAGTTTCTTTTGAAACCACATTCCCATGCGGGTAGAAAGAAACCATTTACCAAATGCAGAACCAAATATGCCGGTAATGGCTGCTCTAATTAGCAGTATCCACACTATAGTTCGTCTCTTGGAACAATTGAGCTCCATCCAAACAATGATACTGTTTTCCAAGCTACCCATTTTTTCCAGCCAGAAACATGATCTGCTGAAACGTCCATTGCTTCTTTAAATACTTTATCAGCAGCAACCTTTGCATCGTGAATAAGTAAAGTGTCCTCGGGCATGCCAGATTTTTCCATAGAAGCTCGATATTGACGAATGCAGTAATATAGATAATCGTGGACAACACCAGCACGAGCAATATCAAATGGAGCAACAAAGATCCAGCCAAATCTTGGCACCGATGCTAAGTCTGTTTTAAACCCTTTAGGTACCGTAATCTTGTTATTCTTATTAATCTTTGCACCTACAGCTTTAAGATAGCCAGCTTCTGTTTCGTTAAGAACATCAGAATCAAATGCCAAAGACAAGTCTAAAATCCATGTCCTAGGCGGTTGAAAGTCTGCGTCAAGCAGTCTGTTAAATTTTGCCATTATACTTTCTCCATTCTTTCCATTAATCTTTCAGCACGATTAGTGACTTGATTGTACCATCGGGAATCTCTGCCTTCTTTAGCAGCTTCTTTCCAATCGCCTGCTTCTATTGCGGCATTGAATTTTTTAAATCCGCTAAGACGAGGACGTCCCATGTTGAACATCATGTTAACCAGGATTTGCTGGACTTCATCTGGGAGTCCTCCAAATAACCTTTCGCCGTATAAAGTTCCACACTCTCCGATGGCAATATCAAGGTCTCTATCAAAACAGTTCCTGACTCTTTCCTCAGTAACTGTTGTTCCAACTGGCCCTCCGAATTCCTCGTCACTTTCGAGGACAAGATGACCGACCCCAAAGGTTGCGAGCCCGAGATGGTCGAGATAGATTTCATAGACTACTCCCTCGTCTTCTTTTAATTGGTTAAATACTGCTTCTCTATTCATCTTCGTTTTTTACTCCATCGACATACTGTTCAGCAGTCATAAACTTGAGATCCTTATCTTCTTTTTTATCTTCTTTTTTACCAAAGATAGCATCCCAGTTAGAAGAGAATTTTTCTTGATCTACCTTACGTGCTTTATCACCTTTACCGCCATGCCAAGTGCCAGCCATAACTAATCCTTATATATTTTCTGTAGGTGTGTCTCAAATTGCTCAACTTTATCCAATCGGTTTGGCCAAAGTATATACTCTTTTTCGGGGTTCTTTTTTAGATTTGAAAGAAGCGGCATAATAGAATTGTATAGATTATCTATCTTTGCCTGGAGGTGCTCTACATCAGATGATGTTTGCTGTAGTTGTGTAGATGCTTGCTGAACTGCTTCTAGCTCTGCTTCGTCAACGGCAGTAAATCCGAAATCAAATATATCTTCCATTATTTAGGTCTCTGTTGGTCTATCCATTGTTTAACTTTAGGATTTTCTAAAGGTACTTTTTTAGCCCATGCTTTAATCTTTTTATAAGCTGCTAATCCTGCACCTTTAGCATTTGCACCTTCTGAGTTATCCACGATAATAAAGGTAGAGGCAAAGAAGTTCTGAAACTTACCTATGTTCTTTTGAACATCTTGCCACATTGATGTTACCATCGAATCTGGTAAAGATCTCGCTCTTGCAGCATTACGAGACAAAGCTGTTTCAAGATCAGTATTGACAAAGATCATAGCAACAGAATAACCCAGGCTTCTAAGAGCATCTGCTTGTTGCTTAATCTTACCAAAGTCTTTACCAGTACCATCTATGACTAATCCGAGTCGGCCGTCAATAGCTAAATCCATCTGCTTACCGACCAGAGCTTTCGCTTTTCCGCGGAGTTCTTGTCCTTTAGGAGAAGCAATGTCATCTGGTGTTGCTGATAATCCTGCCTTTGAAAGAGCTAACTCAAATGCTGGATCTGAGTTAATAATCTTAAAGCCTAGTGATGTTAAAGCTGTTTGCCCAACCATAAATGACTTACCAGAGCCTGGTCCGCCAGCTAAGAAAACAGCTTTAAAGATTGAAGGATCGTTTATACCTTCATTGAGGTAATCATCAAAGGATAACATTTCTATTTCCGTATAAGAGTAATATTACTCTATTTATACTATTTAGTTCCCTTAGATTTCTTTATTTTCTTTGCTTTGTCCTGCATACGCTTAGTTACCTCATCAGAAGACATCCAAAGATCTTTGCCGTCTAATATAGATTCGATTTCCTTTTCGTTAAGAAAATCAGCATAAACGTCTTTAAGAAGGCTCTCAGACCATGAGCGTTCGTAAGTAAGTTGGTCAATCATTTCACCGCCTTTACCTATTGTACCACCAGAGTAGTTGTGGAACATAAACGCAGAGTGATTAGAGATTTCTACTTCATCAGCCTGTAAGAAAATCATTGTAGCAGCAGACATACACGCACCTTCTACTGATGCAACGACTACACCCTGACATTCTTGTAATACCCTGATGAATTGTATAGCAGTATATAAATCCCCGCCAAAGCAGTTAATGTGTAATACGATTACGTCGTTCTGTCCTGCATTTCGAATCTGATCAAACCATTCGATGTATTCCTCTGGTCTATCGAGATGACCAGATAGGTAATAGTCAGAGATTCTACTGAGTGGCTTATCAGTAAAGCTTTCCTTAGTCTTAAATAGATCTGTAATTTCAGCCATAATTAAATTCCTTATCTACCGAACATCTTACGGTTATTGTATTCTTTAATTGTTGATAAAAGCTTTTCGGTATGATTATCGCGATGCTCAATAAAAACTTGTGGTTCTTCGTCATCGACAGCAATAATAGTAACTAGCTGGGTAATAGGTATACCCGTACGTTCTTCCCACATAATAGCATAGGCTGATTCTTGAATAAAGTAATTTTCTACCCATTCTTTCTTTTTAAGCTTTTTAGAGGTTTTGAAGTCGATAATTGATAGCTTACCGTTCCATTCAGCAATACAGTCTACACGACCTGCAAGACCTAGATGATGAGAGAAGAGTGCTGCTTCTTGTGCATAGACTTTACCTATGCCAGCATCGAGAACTGATTTAACAGATTGAAAGTTATCCACGATATTAGGCATAAACTCTTTAGCATAGTCTTCTTCATTATCGATATACTTTTCGATAATAGAGTGGACTGCAGTACCACGAGTAGAAGCACGATGCGATATCTTATTTGCTTCTGCTTCGCCTACGCGCTTACGCCATTTGCGGATATGGTCTTCTGACAGTATTGATAGTACTGTAGTAACAGAGGGGTATGATTTGCCATCTGGTGTATCATATCGGCGTTCACCCTTAACGGATTTAGCGGTAAGGTCATCATAATCTAACTTAGAATCAACGTGTTCAAACATTATGCTCTCTTCTTATCAACTTGCTTTTTACGGCTATCATTATCATTAACGTACTGTTTTTTCTTATTTGCCTTCTTATTTCGAGGATCAAATCTTTTGAATTTGGCCATCGTCTACCATCTGCTCCTTAGTCATAATATACTCGCGAACGAGTCCTGAACGAACAATATCTTCCCATGAGAATTCAATATGATCAAAGTACTTCATTCTCTGAATAATCTCTAGGAAGTTTAATATACCGCTCCGATCTTTTTCTTTATCAAAGTCAGATTGGTAATAATCACCACACATTATTAACTTTGTTGCTTCACCTAATCGGGTAATAACAGAGTCTAACTCGTGGAAATTTAGGTTCTGCATCTCGTCAACAATAACGATTGCATTCGATATAGTTATACCACGAATAAACGAGGTGGATGTAAATTCTACAAACTGCTGATTAACTAGCTTTTCCCAAGCATTGCCATCGGCAAATAATTCAGTCATAATACCTTTATATGGTCCTGCATAAGCATCAAGCTTTTCGTCTTCGTTGCCAGGCAAAAACCCTATATCACGTGTAGGTACTACTGAACGAATAATAACTACTTTATCGTATGGTGTATCTTTGTTTAGTACATCTTCTAGAGCAAGATACAAAGCCAGGAAAGTCTTTCCAGATCCAGCTGAACCTGATAAGCAAAGGTTATATCCATCCTCATATGACTTAAATACCTTTTCTTGATTTTTTGTTATTGGCTCTAATTCTCGGAGATTCTCTAGCTTAAGTTTTAAGGTCTTACCTTTCATGTTACTTGACATTGATTGAGTTACCCGCTCCTGAACCTGCCTTAATTTTATTTAAGGTGTCTTTCCATCCATCATCAGTCTTTGATAGTATACCGCCAACCTGATATGATATAAGTGGAGCACCGATTTTTTGTGTTACTGATAGGTTACCGCAGCTTTCGCATGGCACTGATTCTGGATCGTTTCTTTCTGCAATCTTTTTAATAGCAGTAAACACAGTTCCGCAATCTTTACAATGATAATCGTATGTAGGCATTATATATCCCAGGGTATTTTTTCATTAACTGCCTGTGAAGCAGCCTGTATGTAGTCTCTATCTTCTTCGCTTAGGATACTCCAGAACTTAGAGATAGAAGCAATAAGCTCTAAAGTGTCGCTTTGATTATTTATATGATCGTTATTTTCTAACATTTTTTGCAATAAATCTAGGCGTTCCCCAATTCTAACATTAATACTCATTACATTTCTATTCTTTTAAACCAGGGTGGTGTTTCTCTTTTAGTCCACTTCATAGCGAACTGCGTTTGTTTAGTGTGGTAGTACTTACGATATGAACCAACCACATCATTATTATCTATGCACTCGGGATAAGCTAGCATAGCTAATCTAAAAGGGGTTAAATTGCCATGGGGGATATTTTGTGGAACAAAGGCCAGTGCGTCTGCTAGGACTTCTTCTGTTTTGTGGGTTTTACCATATCTGTATCGATATTCGTCGCACAGTGCTATAAAATGCTTATAGTGCCATTGGTAATTAGATACGCTTTCACGTGTCCATATAGTGCATGGATGATTTACGTGAACGGCTTTATAGAGGTGGGATTCCCTAAAGTCATCAAGTAACCAATACTTGACATTAGTCTTGCCAGACTTTGAGGGACGAGAAGTTAACTGCCCATCTAGAAATCTATGGGCAGTTGAGAGCATCTGAGCAGACTCAATAATCATTTTAACTACGTGCTTATCACATTGTTGTTGAGCTGCTACTATCGGACTTTCGTCTAAAATAAATAAGTTCATAATGTATATTATACCACAAATCAATTAAGCTGTATACTGCTAAATTAAATTAATCCAGCAGTAGTAAATGGTAAAGTAATGATTAACATCATAGCAACAACTGGTACAAATACATTAGTCATTACTTGTAACGCGATTTCTCGCTTTTTCATTTTTTTCTCCAGATTGATCCCTTGTGAGGATTTTTAGTTAAGGTTTGCTTGGTGTAGCATTGGGTCCATTTGATTATAAGGCGGTACCCATACCTCATCTAACCTATGCGGCTAGAGCAAATGCTTCATCGTTTGCATTTATTAAGTTTGTTGCATTTAAGGTAGCTCCCGCACCTATTCTCCACATGCTTTCAGTTGTCTGTCGAATCTAAAACGCCCCCATCAACAAGACACTTATAAGAACAGTGTGTAACTTGGGGTAGATCTAAGACCAAAACAAAGTCTTTACCACACCCAATACACTTTCTAAATGTCTTCTTGGTGGAGGCGGCCGGAGTTGCACCGGCGTCCAAACTTCCTATTACATGCTTCAACGAATTAGAACAGTTTTTCAAAGGTATGTCTAAAGAGTCTTCCCTTGTACTCAAAGGTAACTGTTTCGCCTTTCTGTACTTGGATCGGAACCTCTTCACAGAATTCCTTTGAAACGATTCTTTGCTGTGATTTGTTCTTGGCTACGTTTGAACCGATAATTGCTCCAGCGATTGTAGCTGCAGTTTTACCTGATCCGTTACCAACTTGATGCCCTAGGACACCGCCAATTACACCACCAACAATAGAAGATGCACCAGAATTATCTACTAGAACATCTTGAACAGTACATTGTTTTTGGTATATTGTAACATAACGTGGTGTAGTACCAACAACAACCACATCTGCTAAAGCAATACTTGGTAACAATGAACCGATTAAAAGCCATTTTTTCATAAGAATATCTCTTTTAACAGTAGTATATATGCGTGTTACTAAGAGTAACGTAAATATTAATGCCAACTTATTAGCAATAATTTCCAAATTGATCTATCTTAACGTTCTTAAGATTGGTTGCATATAGGGTTTGCTCTACACGATTCATACCTAATAAGGCACGAACCTCATCACGAACTTCTGCTGTTACTGCATTTCCATACTTTTCTGGGTTAAGCATACCGCGAAGTAGATTGTGTACTTTCGGATCGATCTTACCATTTTCAATAATCATTCTATTCTCCAGTAATAATATTATAGATTGACTTCCAATCATGTACTCTTGTAACAGGACCTTTATAATCTCCGTTGTGTGAGTGACCAACCAATAAAGAGTGTAGACCAAGAGTATGTCCTAGATCGGCATTCTCTATTTTATCTTCTACCCAATAACATCCAGTATCACGATAAGGTTCTAAAGCTTCGTCCTTATCGTAGCCACATCCAAGTATTACATATTCTTCAAAGACATTACCAAAAACATTCTCTAGGTTCTTTTTACGTAGCTCTTGAGCTGCTGGGTTGTTAGACAGAGAAGTAATACAATGAAATATATATCCGTGTTCTTCGTGAAGCTTACGAACGTACTTAATAGCATCGCGAAGCGGTGATAGGAAAGCGATTTCTGCGCTTTCGTTAAAGTGCTTGATGATATGCTTAGACTCTGTACGAGAGATATCGTACATCTCATCAACCTTGTAGCTAACCTTGTTGTTCTTTTCGAACCCCTTCTTAGCCATCCAACGGTGAAAGTGGTACTCCCAATCGAGCAGTACACCATCACAATCTGTTAATATAACTTTTTCTTTTATCATAATATATTCCTTTAAACTAAGCCGTTCCGTTCCAACGGATCTTGTTGTTGTCCGCGAACACGTTACCCCGCGCGAAGTTTGTTGCTGGTGAGTTCCAAGACTTAGCCATTAGGATGTCCCCACCCTTAAACTTTTCACAATCGTTACGCTGAACGAATCCCCAAACTGAACCGTTAGTAACAATCTTAAGATATTTTGATCCTTTAGTAATTGATAGACCAGAGCGGAAATCCTCTATCATCTTATTTCGTGATAGATCCTGTTCTTTTTCTAGACCTTTTTCCCAATCTGCCATCTTCTCGAAGGTTGCTTCATAGTCTTCCTGGATCTGAACACAGAGGTTAGCTAGGCGTGAGGCGAGAAGTGCATCATAAAGTTTAGTCATTTTTTTGGTCCTTTGTTTAATTTACGTGAGTATTATACCGCTGTTTTGACTTTCTGTATACCCCTAAATCGTAATAGATCGTAACGGGGTATTGCCTAACGGTTTGGTCTCTTTTTTTAATTTATATGAGTATTATACCAAAGATTAGCCCCTTTGTATACCACTAAATCGTAATAGATCGTAACGCACTAAAAAGGGCTAATATTTCTATTAGCCCCCGTGATAAGCCTTCCCCTAATGTAAAGTTGCTAAGTCTTCCTGCATTTCTTCTATTCTGCTGTCTAGGTATTCTCTCTTTTTCTGGATAGCGTGTGCTTTGTCGGTATTACCGGACTTCTGCAACTTTCTCATAAAATACTCCAATTCTCTAGAATCTTTTTTTAGTCGTTCCACCTGTGGTCCATAGGACATATGGGCTTGCCTCTAATTAGTTAATGAGATGATGAAATGTATTAGGGTGGGGGTCCTCCTTTTCTGATTGTAAAAACTAAAAAAGGATCATAGCCTCAATTAAGAAACTAGATCCTTTTGCTTATGAGTTATATATTTCTCTCATAATTTTATTTATAGAATTCTACATTTCATCACGCAACAAATTAGGGAATGCTTCAAGAACTAGTTTGCGGGTAATACCTTTGAAATGAGCTGTTCCCGTTTTATGGATAAACTTCTTATCCTTCATAAGAACAACCAATTCGGCTTCTTTTGGATGTAGGGTTTCTAGGGTATCTAAGAACATCTTTTCTCTACGGATATTAGACATCTTATCACCAGGCCCGTTCTTAACAAAGTACTTAAAGTTTTTAGCGGCTCGTTGAATAGCTGAGGTAGTATATCCCCATTTGCCAGCTTCATCAAGGTCTAACGGTGGTGCTCCTTCAGGTAGTGCAAACTCGACACTCGAATCCATCCCACCCTGTAGAATAGTACGAAGAGCTAGACTGTTATTATCTTTTAGAATCTTAACCTTTTCTTCCTTGGTCTGTGCCGCTGCAGCTTTTTCTAATACTTCGTAAACATATAGACCCATTATAAAAACTCTCCTGCGCATTCGATTAGCATCTTACAGCGCTTTTTAATTAAATAGTTTAGCACCTTAGACTGATGTGCTGGTTTACTCTCTTCGTAAGTTTTATTTATCTCTTCTACAAGCCAGGCTGGTGTCTGAGTTAGATCAATCATTCTCTTGTTTCTGCAATAGTTACGGTATATCTCTTGACCCATAACTTTAGGAAGCTGATCTGCTGGAACACGGTATGACTCTATTTTTTTCTTGGTCATAGGCGATTGTCTAATACTATCAGAGAAGGTATTATCAGGACTTAAGACGTTAGGTACACCATCGCCAGAATCACCTTTAAGAATATGCTCAAATAGGTATTCAGCAGGATCGGAATGCTCTATAAACTTCTTAGTCATAGGCGAGAACTGGCGTACGTTGTTATATTTTTGTAGCTGTATAAAGTCCTTATCAGCAGATACAATCATTACTTCGTCATGCTTACCAAACTCTTGGGTTCTTTCTACGAGTGCACCAATAATATCGTCTGCCTCACAGCCTGTTACGCGGACAGTCTTATATGGTAGGTTATTCCCGATCTCTTCAAAGACCAAATTAATAATACGGAAGACCTCAGGCCAATCTATCGTCGAGGCTTCACGGTTAGACTTGCGGGAATGTTTATATTGGGGAAAGACGTCTTTGCGCCAGTTAGAGGAGTCATTGGCAATAACCATTTGACCGTACTGATCACGAAACTTTTTGTTGTACATCCTTATAGAGTTAAGTATCATATGGCGAATCATATCTTCGTCAATTGCTACTTTTTGTACAACGATGTTAGCTATGGCAATAGCGTTATAATCTAGGATAATCATCTGTCTCACACTTTTTACGATTTAATAATATATTATATCACACTTTTTACGAGTTGTAAATCCCCTAGTATATCTTCTTAATAGAATAGGATACAGGAGAAGTTAGGTTAATCTCCTGCCGATGGTCTTCAGTGTCTATAAAGATAAAGTGGTCTGGCTTTATTTTTATCATCTTCTTTAAACGGAAGACCTTTTCTATAGTATGCTCTATCCGAGTACCATCTGGCAATATCTCTGCTTCTGATGCTGGTACTGAGAATCTAAGCTCCCATTCTTCTTTAATAAGGGTGTACCACCAGTTCTTTAAGCTCATTAGTTATTCCTCGAATAATCCTGAGTGATCGTCCATTTGTTTTTTTAGACCAGCTAGGTAATTAGCCATATCCTCCATCATAGGATGAAGTACATGATACCTACCATTTTCCCTAAGTAACATAGCATAGGTAGAGTTTAGTACTACTGAAAGATCCTCTATCATTCCTGTACCGGCAAGAGGATCATAACCAGCTTCCATAAGCTCAAAGACTAATGCGTCAATGGCTCGTGTGGCTAATGCCATATGCGGACAACCCATTTCTTCGTTATCAATAGCGTTAAACCTTTTTTCAGGTTGGGGATTTTTGCCTGGAAATGTTATTATATCAGCAGTCAATGTGAATATGCCTCAGATGTGCTTTACGGATCCTAACTTGAATCCATGCGTTATAATAGTCTTCTCGCAGTATTGCATCCCTTTCAATCTGTTCTTTTAACTCCATGTAGGAGCATTCAGACTTAGTCTTGCATAGATGCAATATAGTTCTTTTAAAGTTTTCTTTGCCGAATTTCTCTAGATCCTCTGTTAACTCCCCAGATGATCCGTGATACTTCTTCCAGTCTGACTCTGCCTTATACTTCTTCTTTTTGCCTTTAACTTGCTTAGACTTCATAGACCAAAATAGTTTTTTACCTATATACTTCCTGCCGTTCTTAAGGTTCTCAATCAGATATACGAACCCGTAGATTTCTTTAGGGTCCATTTCCTCAGGTGGTTCGTATATCTTATCTTCATATAGCCATTGATTCATAGGTAGTCCATATAGTTGTTATATGAACTATTTATGCCTCATTAATCGTCGTTGAAATCTAGCTCCTCTTCGTGCTCTTCAGAACAGAATGGACAAAATATTGGTTCTATATCTTCATACTCTGCTTCGTCTGATATAACTCTATATGTAATAGAGCAAGAACTACAAGTTAGCTTCATTAACTGTTCCCCCAAATGTCTTTCCAGTCGCCTGTCAGTGCACCACGAGCATAATCCGTAGCTCGGTTCTCAAAGAAATTAGTATGGGTAGGAGCGTTAATCATTTCCTCTACCCAAAGCAGTGGATTCTTTTTAATTTTGAATATACCCTTTAAGCCTAAGCTAATTAGTCTGCGGTCACAGATATAACGAATATACTTCTTAACATCTTCAGCTGATAGATTCTCCATATCTCCCATAGAGAATGATAGATCGATAAACTTATCTTCTAGCTCAACCATACGCTCGGCGATAGTGTAAATCTTACCTTTCAGTTCATCGTTCCATATGTCGTTATTCTCTTGCACGTACGTACGGAATAACTTAATCATATTCTCAGCATGCATTGTTTCATCAACAATAGACCATGTAATGATCTGACCCATACCCTTCATCTTGCCGTGACGAGGGAAGTTGAGTAGCATAATGAATGATGAGAAGAGTTGCATACCTTCAGTAAACGCAGAGAAAGCAGCAATATTAGTAGCAATTGTACCCCTATCCTGAGAATCGTTAGATAGGTCTAAGAAGTACTCATGCTTATTAGCCATTGCTTCGTATTCTAGAAATTCATTGTACGTAGACTCAGGCATACCCAAAGTTTCAATTAAATGGCTGTAGGCGGCCACGTGGAGCGCCTCACGGGCTGCGAATCCCATAAGCATCATACGAACTTCAGGCTGGGGAAAATGTGGAAGATAGTTGTTAACATATCCTCCAGCAACATCAATATCACCCTGTGTAAAGAATCGGAAGATATTAGTCAGGAATCCCTTTTCTGTATCGGATACCTTATTGTGCCAATCTTTAACATCTTCTGACATAGGTACTTCTGTGTGTAACCAATGGCTTTGCTCATGCTTAAGCCATGCGTCATATGCCCATGCATAGTTAAACGGCTTAAAGTAAGATCTTTCATCTGTTATTTTTAACTGTGACATTTATTATCCTTCGCAAGCTAAGCAGGGTTCGTCATTTACTAGAGCACTCATGTCTAGTTCTTTTATGATTTGCCTTTCAATTTTGTTTGACACTTTATCTGCCTTACCAAGCTTTTCTGATCGGCAGTAGTAAAGTGATTTAAGTCCTTGTTTCCATGCCAGATAGTGTGCAGCATGTACGTATTTAATATTTGAATCTGGACGGAAGAAAAGATTAAGCGATTGAGCTTGATCTATATATTCCTGACGCTTAGCAGCATGATCTACTAACCAGCGTTGATCAATCTCCATAGCAGTCTTAAAGACGTCTTTTTCCCATTCATCAAGGAATGTTAGATGCTGTACCGATCCATCGTTTGATATGATAGAACTCCATACTTCATCCGATGTAAGCTTAGTATCTTTGTTTTCAATCTTCTGATTAACTAGAGCCACCAATTGCTTATTTTTGTTAAGAAAGGATCCAGATAACGTATCTTGGCGATACGCATTAGCTCTAAAAGGCTCAATAGAAGGGCTAGTATTCCCCATGATGATAGAGCTAGAAGCATTAGGAGCCACAGCCATAACATGAGTAAAACGTTGACCAGTACCTTCCGCATCGGGAGGACTACCGCGTTCTGTACCCAGTTCAATATTTGCTTCATCGAGTTTGCTCCTTATATACTTAAACATCCTAATGTTAGCGCCAGTTGCCATAGCACTTTCCCAAGGGATATTTTTACTTTGTAGATACGCATGGAATCCTAAAGCGCCAACACCGATACTACGTTCACGGAAGGCAGAGAATTTAGCACGAGAAACTGAGTCCGGAGCATTATCAATAAAGTACTGTAGGACGTTATCTAGCATTTCCGCCATATCTTTAAGGAATTGCGAGTTCTTACTCCATGAGTCATAATGCTCTAGGTTAACTGACGAAAGACAACAAACAGCTGTACGCTCTTCATTGGTTGCTAGAATAATCTCTGAACAAAGATTAGATTGATGTACCTTTAAGCCTAGGTCTTTTTGGAACTGGGGTAGTCCACGATTAGATGCGTCAATGTAGTGGATATATGGTTCGCCAGTCTCCATACGAAGCTCGATGATCTTTTGCCATAACGCTTTAGCAGATACGGTATCCTTGATCTGACCAGAATGTGGTTCTACAAGATTCCAACCATCATCTGCATCTGGATCCATCATAGCTCGTTCTACAACTTCCATAAACCGGTCTGTGATGTTAATGCCGTGGTGTAGATTTAAACAACGAACGTTTGGATCACCAGTAGGCTTACGCATCTCCAAGAACATTATAACGTCTGGGTGAGATATATCCAAATAAGTAGCGTAAGAGCCGCGGCGAGTGCGTCCTTGGCGATATGCGAGGCACGATGAATCGTAAGTCTTGAGATGAGGCATAACACCAACAGACTTATCATCGGCTCCACGGATGCCAAAACCAATCCCAACACCGCCGCCGAGCATAGATAACCAATTTGTTTCAGATAGATTTTCAACTAGACCTTCGGCCGTATCATTAATATAATTAAGGAAACAAGATATTGGCATACCGTTTTTAGATCTGCCAAAAGAGAGAATAGGAGTAGAATAGGATAACCAGTGCTTAGAAGCATAGTCATATAGTCTTTGAGCATGCTCTGGATTAGAGCCAAATGTTTTACTGACAAAAGCAAATCTTTCCTGGGGAGATGTTTCATCATCCTTCATGTAACTTTCTTTTAGTCTTTGTATTCCTAGCTTATCGAATAAATCATCTCGTGAGTAGTCTATCTGAATACCCATATATTCTGTTTTTGCCATTCGCTTGTATCCTACATCATTAAGACCAGGACGGTCTTTTAAGTTTATATAGTGTACTATTATATATTAAAACAGAAGATTTGTATACCCTTATTTGGAGGTATTTTCCGCGGTATTTTCTTCTTTTTTATCATCGAAGGTGACAGACTTTTCGTAGTATAGAATTATCTGCTTTTGCTGAAGTATATACCTGCGTAGCTCTTGCAGGTTTATCGAGAGGCTTTCATACCCTTTAACAGTCATAGCAACAAATGCTAAAGATCCATTTTCTTCTACGAATCTTTCTAAGAATTCATCAACATTCTTATCAGATACAACATAGAATTCAACGTCGTTTAAACTAATAGGCTTAGGACTTGTTTGGAGAGGTATAACAGGATATACAGTCTCAGTGACTGTTACTATTCTTGGCTCATCATCAAAGTCTGGGAATATGCTACAGCTATTCAGCGACAGGGCGAGCAGTGTCAGACTCAAAAAGCCTAAACGCTTCACTTGTTCCATTGTTTATCCTTGTTTCTATTAGGCCGGGTCTAGCTAATACTAGCTTTGTAAGGTCATGGCTTGATAGCTTAGAGCGAATTTCGTCCAGTCCGCTTTCAGCTTCTTGTAGTTCTGCCTGAAGAGCTTGATTTAGTTCATTCTGCTTAGCAGCAGTTGCTTGCATTTCTTCCATAGCAGCAGTTTGTCTTTCTACAGCTTGATCAAGAATAGCTTTCTCTGCAGACAATTGGCGAATAGTAGCCTGTGTTGATTCATAGTAATACCTAGCTCCGTAGACTGCTCCTCCAACGATACCAAGTATTATTACAAACATATAGAGTTTAAACACGATTAAGTCAGCCTTACCCTAACTGTTCCACCATTGTCGTAATATGCTTGACCTATTGCGACACCGCCTGAAGCAGCTCCGGCTTCATTAGTATACGGACCAGGCAAAGTCCATCCAGATCCATCTTGAATATTTGCAATTGTGGTAGACTGATCAATAAAGTTGTTAACAGTTTGTTGGGTTACCTCACCATCACCTACTTCCTGCAATTTACCGGTAAATGGATTAAATTTCCAAGACATTATGAAGTCCTCGTTACTGATTCTAAGTTTCCATCGACGTCGTATGTTAAGACAAGCATAGCAACAGTAGCGCCTGACGCTCCGCCAAGCTTGTATTCAACGCCGATTAAATTAGCTGATAGATCGTATGTATTACCGATATAATCGTGCGCAGGAATTCCCATGCCATTTGATATATCAAGTTCTCGAGAGTATTTTTTTAAGTCAGCCATTATTGTTTTTCCTTTTCTCTATCATTTTTTTAATAGGAGTTAGTCCCAAAGATCTGCGATACATAGCTTCTATACCATCTTTCTTTCTTTTATCAGCTTTGGAGTATCCAGTTGGGTTCATATCTACCCCACCGCTTCCTGCTGAATTTGCAGCGACTTCGTCCAGATGATCCTTAAAAGACTTCATTTAACTACTCTCTATTTGTCGTCAAACTGAAGAAGAAATGGCGATTCCCTAAGTTCTAGAGTCTGGATACCCTTATCCGAGCGGCCTAGAATATTATCTAGCTTATTAGGATTAATTATGCTGTTTCGACCAAATCCTTTCATTTTTCTCATTGCCTTTACTGAATCAACATCGTCAGCAAATTGAACGTATATAAGAAATTCAGAAGACATTTTAACATTATATACTGAGCCTATTCTTTCCTCTTCCCAGGTTATATTTAAACCATTGGAGCCAATATAAACAAGGCCTTCTGTATTTTTGTGAGCGGCTTTTACAGCTTTTTCTACATAAGCCTTAATATGCTTAACACCGTCACGGGAATACCATGCCTTCCATTTTTTTTGTACGTCGCTTTCGCTAGGAAGCTTTTCCCTTTCCATATGCTTCTTAAAGAGTTGAGCTAACTGCCCACCAACTTGAGTATGGGTATCCCCAGCTAATCGATAAGCTTTTTCTTTTACATCTTTTTCATATTGCTCTAAAAAGCTTCTTAAAGTTTTCATCTTTTTATTTCTCCTGGGTTAACATATACTTTTTGCTTAGTTTTAATATGGGTTACTTCGTATATCGGGGTTCCAATCGATTCCCCAATTGGTATACAGTCTTCATGAACCCGGATCTTAGAATTCTTTACGCCTATAGTTTCCCCAGTAAGAGGAGACACAACATCATACTGTAACGTATATACACCTGGATGCAAAACATTATTCTCATTCATGTACCAGGTAGACTCTGACAGCGTATCATCAAAGTTAACGTCTACCTTATCTAATACTTTCATAATGGCTTTTTCGCTCATGCCAGTTTCTTCCTTAATAAGAAAGAGAGCAGTTGCCCAAGATGCTAACTTGCTTCTACCAAACGGTAACTTATTCATTAGTCTCTTAATATTAAAGACTAGTCGATGGAATACAGTGTATGCAGATTTCTCGTCTGGTGTTGATAGCTGAGAACTTTTTTTAAGATTCTTGCCATCTTCGTCAACAATGCCTAGTTTATAAGCTTCAGTCTTTTCCCACGGGGTAACGAGAAGCTTAATGAATCTATAAGCATAGAATAAATCACCTGTTCTGGATACAATGCTCATATGTTTCTTAATCTCTCTACGATAAGTGGATCTAGACCAACGTCTATTTTGTCTGATTCTGTAATATAGTTTAGATAAAGCATTACTGGTTTAACAATTGGCCAGTCTTCTTCTTTAATCCTATACCACATCATTCTCTTAGCAGCTTCAATACCAAAAAGATTAAAGATTACTACGATATGATTAATAAGTAGTCTCTCCTGGATTTCTCCAGTTTGATTGTATCTACTTATTAGCCTCTTAATATACTTAAATCTGTTTAGATCATCATAAAATTCTTCTGCATCTACACACTGGTTGTTACTGTAGTTCTGTGCAGCATACAGAAGAAAATTATTATCATTCAAAGTTTCAAATAGCTTCATACATCCCCAATCAATAAAGTCTTTTTTTACAACTTTATTTATTAAAGATTTTTAGCTGCCTTTTGAGAATAAGCCTTTTTTCTTCTTACTCTTTTTAATATGCTCTACTTCTTCTTCTTTAGACTCTTCCACTGCTTCTACTACGGGCTCAGCAGCTTTTTTAGCAACGCCATTCCATGTATCTTGCTCTTCCTGAGTTAAGGCTGCTCCTTTAAGCTTTTCGCCTTTGACCGAATAGTAACCAGTTGCTTTAGCAATTGAGTCTTTTAAGTAACCTGTTTTTGTAGCCATTTTTATACCTCGTTATCTACTAACATACGCTATATTGTGCCATGGTTTAGTTGTCTTACTTAGTGACTGTACCGTCGTCTTTTTCACCAGATTTCTTGGTGTTCTTAGTGTGCATATCTTTAAAGTCTTTCTCGCCTTTTGCTTCTGGCTCGCTAACTTCGTCCATTTCTTTCTTATCGACTGATTCGCAAGCACCTTCGTGAACTTTGCCGCACTCTTCGCACACTTTAACTTCGTCTTCTTCTTTGACGCTTTCTTTTTTAGTGATAGCATCAACAGTATCTTTCTTCATGGTGACCTTATACTCTTTATCACCAAACTTAAAGGTCTTGTCGCCTTTCTTAGCAGCGTTAGCAGCAGCACCCATAAACTCAGCTGCGCCTTCATCAGTGATTTCCTCAGGAACCCATGATGCGCGCTCTACTACTTTCTTTTCGTACATTGCCACATATGCTGCAGCTACCGGATTATTATCATACTTAGACATTTTTTTATTTCCTTATTAAATAAAATATTGTACGGCAGCTGCGCCGACAAATGCGGTTAAACAAATCCAAAACACCCTGCCTATTATGCTGAGAGTGCCTTCGTTTTTTTCTACTTTACTTTCTACTTTATCTATTCTATCAGAATGTTTATTTAATCTTTCAGCAATAGTAATACGATCCGTTTCTAGAGAGATTAGCTTTTCCTCAGCACGAGCGAGTGAAACCATAGTTTCTGCTAGCTTATCGATTTTACTTTCAATACGATCTAATCTGCCTTCATCCCTGCTAATATGCTCTTGTATCTGGGTTATTGCTTCAGCAGCTGTTGGTCTTTTAGTTGACATTTGATCCTCTAATTATTTCTATTTTCAAGGGTGATATTCCCTTGATTAGCCTATGATATACCATTTCTCGAATGGTGACTTCATCTTTTAACTTTAGCTCAAATGGCAAGCTGTTATCGTATTGAAACTTCCAGCCTGATCCTTCCAGAACCTTAATAGTTCTGTCTTCTTTATCCCTATGCCAGACCAGATCTTCTTCTGAGACGTCTATAGGAAATACGCGGATACCATTATGCTCAACGTACGGTTTTACCAAAAGAAGTTTCCACCCCCAGATAAACCGAGCTGCTTAGCATAATACGGTAATCTACAAGCCCAATAACCTGGCTTGGTTTTATCTTTCTTTTGATCACACTGATGTCTAGCTGCAAAAGATGCACGAGCATCAGGATCGTCTATGTTTACAGACATACCAGGTTGACCAAAGGATACCTTAACAACGTTACCCTTATCATTCTTAACGTAGACATAAAACTTCTTATTACCGCCGCGCTTGGGGGAATTAAGCTCTACGTCTTTTTCCTCGTACATCATTGGGCAGTCAAGAGGTATATGATTGCCTTCGTACATATCATATAGACCAATATCCGTATCTAAGATATCTTTATCGATACCTTCAGGGATATAAGAGCCAAATCGCATACGCTCTCGAGCCTCTAGAAATATAGCATAGTATGCTTCGGAACCTACCCTAAACACGTTCTCGTGCAAGGGTATTCCCTTCTCTAGATGATACTCGAAGTTTAAGTAAGACGAAAAGTCTCTCATTTTTTACCTTTTTCTTTTGCCATTAAATCAGCAAGTTTACTTAAGGTATTTTTGTCTTTACTGGATATATTCTTTTTCTTTATATCATCCATCGATTTGCCATAAGCTTTAGTAGATTCTTTAGTTTCTTTAGCTCTTTTCTTAGCAGCTAGATATGCTGCGATAGCCATATTGCGAATCTCTTCTTTGGACTGATCTGCAAACTGGGGTGCATCCGATGCTTGGAAGTCTTTGATCCATTGATCAAGACCATCTGAAACCTCGAGCTTTTCCATAATATCTACATCAGCTACACGAGATACCTTAGCTATATCTTTAGTAACAGTATTAACAGCAGGCTCGGATTTAGCAGAAAACGATATGCCTTTGTCTGATTCGCCTTTGTACTTAATAGAGCCAGACTTTTCAGCTTTTTGTAAGATAGCAACAACCTTCTTTGATTCCTGGTCTTTTAGGTGATCCATACGTACGTGAAAATTTACAGCTTCTGAAATTGCAGATGCATTTTTCATGTAGTCTTTTTTGTTCATTGAACCAATACCAAAAGCCTTCATAGACTTTTTCAGCGCGTCTTCTGGACTATCAGCACGAACGGTGTTAATGTCGCCTTTGTACTTAACTCTGTACGAATCTGATCCACGGTTTGCTTCATCAAGAACGCGTTGCATTAGCGCTTCTGCTTCTTTGTCATTAACCTTAAATGCTTTCTTTAAGGCTTCAATGCCTTGTTTAGCATTCTTAGTTGGTCCAAGCACTTTGTGTATCTGTGCATCGGTTACTTTTGCTTCGTCAAGCTCTGTAGATTCTTTTAAACCAGCAACCATTGAATCAAAGTCTTTTTGATTTTCAGCACCCTTGCCACCACGACCACCGCCTTGGAATAACTTCTTCCACATATCACCGTCTTTATTTTTTTGGAAGTATGCAGTAAGTTTCTTTGCTTGTTGTGGTGTTACAGTAACGATCTCTTTATCGTCATAGCTTGCAGAACCTATGGCATGTTTACCAGCTTTTACTTGATAATTTGCTTCTTCAAGTTCTTCGTTGCGCTTAGACTTTTGATATGCATTGTATTCTTTACGTCTATCAGAAACTAATTCTAATTCGCTAGGCTTATGATCCATTGTCTTATTGCCTACAGCAACTTTAACAAAGTCTTTACCTACTGATACGACCTTAGCAACTTTGCCGTCGTGTTTCATACGTACTTTGCTGCCTTCAGGGAACTTAGCAGACATTGCAGCAATATCTTTACGGAGAGATTCTTCAACTGACTCATATTTGCCAGCCATTACAGCATGCATATCTTTTGCTTTTTCATGGAAGCCTGTGAGCTTATTTTGCATCCATTCAGGGAAATCATTGTTACCCTGTAGATACTCCATGATCTCTTTAGAAACATAGCCAATGAACTTAGCTTGGTCCATTGCCATACCAGACTCATCAGGTGATGCTGGCTCGTCAGCTTGCTCTTTAGCTGCTCTTTTTTCCATTAGGTCTTTCAGTATTTTGCTCATTTTTTGCTGGCCCTTACCTTATCTGCTAGATCTGAATCGTATTTACCCCAGGTCTTTTCACCCTTGGTTGCGAACGCGTTAACTCGAGCCATACCCCATTGTGCTGGAGTTGCTCCTGGTCTATGTCCTACCTTCCAAGCTGCTAAACCGCGGTTGTATACTTGCTTAAGAATACTGTATGGCATACCGGATTGATCTGCTTTTTTGCGTAGAGTAGTCTCTACAGAGCTTTTACTCTCATCAAATGATAGGTCTTCACCATACATCTGTTTAAACTTTTTAGTGTGTTGTGAAGGCTTAGTCTTAGACTTAGCATCGCCAGGTATTGGCTTATAGCCAGCTGGATCGTCGTCATCTAGGTCTTTTCTTTTCTGGAACTCTTTGTCGCGATCAACCTTAGTGGATTTCTTTAATCCTGTAAAGAATCTTTTAGTCTGTGATCCCTCTCTATCTTCAATATCGGGATCCTGTATAACCTTGCGAGTCTTCTCAGTAACCATCTTTCCAAGTGTACGAGCATCTACACCACGAACCTGATCAGCTACCTTAGCTGCGTACCAGTTAATGTCGTGGCGGAGAGAACCTTCTTTTTTCTTACGATCTACAATCTTTTGGAGTATCTCTGCTGCTACCTTATAGCCTTTAGCATTTGTATATTTGCCAATCAGCGTAGTAAACCAGTCTTCGTCTATTTCAGTAGGGGCTGATTCGATAAGGTCAACAGAAGATAACCATTTACGTAACTTTTTGCCGTCTGCCATTTCTACAATAACGTAGTTAGCACCGAGCATAGTTATCTCACCAACCTCTTCTGATTCTTTAATAGAGACAATGTCACCAACAGAAAATAAATCACCCTGAACGTAAGCTTCACGCTCTTCAGAGACTGTTTCTAGCTGGATATGCTTGGTAAAGTCAGAAGCTTCATTAATACCCATTCCTTTACGAATAGAATTAAAGAGATCTTTTCCGCCTTTAAAGGACGTAGGTAGTCCTTGAGAGAAAGAAGTAAAGTCGTTATCAGCTGCAGCAGCGCGCATCTTAGAAGCAGACATGCCTTCAACACCTTCTGCATCTGGGTCACGTTCGCCTGCTGATACAACGTTGACGCCATCTTCAAAGTTATAGAAGCCATGACGTAGCTTTTGTCCGTTGTACTTATTGGTAAGTGCAGTAAACTCATTAACGCGATCAGATCCAACTACCATTGTTACTTTAGTGAATCCTTGATCGTATAGCTGAACTAATACCTCTAGAGCATTCTTAACATTCTTATCTAAGATAATGTTACGGCCGTGCTTAGGAAACATCTTACGCATAACTTTAATCTTGGTAGCGTAGTCAAGAGGATTCTTTTTGGGGTCAGATGATTGTGATGCATAGACGCGGTAGTTATTACCCTTAGCAACAGAAGCTACTTTAGCAATAAGTTTTTCATGACCAACAGTTGGAGGGTTAAAACGACCAAATGTAAAAACTACTTCTTTGGTTTCCTCCACTAAATAGTCCGAGAACGATTTAAAACCTGTCATTAATTTGCTCCGCCAGCTTTTGCTGCAGCTTTCTTTTCTCGGTCTGCAATTCGAAGTTTAGGTAGGAGTTTTTTAGCTATTTTCTTAATAGCAGCTTTTTTCTTATCTAGCTGCTTTTCAATAGAGGTTCTTTGAGCAAAGGATAGATCGCTCTTATCTTTGTCTTTGGTAATTTTCTTAATGAGGATATTACGAGCTGCTTTGTCTGCTCGTTTTTGGAGTTGTTCTGGAGAAGCGATCTTTTTAGCAGCTTTCTTTTTACCTAGAGCAATCTTAGCTTTATTCTTACGGAAGGTTTGCTTAGCCTTTTGGCGTTGCATATTTGTTAGCGCTTCGTCGAAGTCATCCTCGCCAATAGGGCCAGCTGCGTCATCGATCTTGCGTCTTTTAGCTTTGAGCGCTAAAAGCTCGTCGCCAGTCTGAGTATAATCTACAGCTAAGTAGTCTTTAAAAGAGTACATATTTATTTCCCATTAGCCCCGAGACGGTGAGTCCCAGCCTTTTATAATATTAGGGTCGAAGTTATTAGTAGAGAATTCTAATCTATCTACTAGCTTAACTGCTCCGCCTCCAATGCGGTCTATAGCAACAAAGCCTTCGTGGCCGGTTACTTTAAACCCATTTTTCGTTTTAACAAATGTATTTATACTATTTAACTTGTTAAGCTTATTTATAATAATTAGCTTTGCAGAAGCAATAGCTTTCTGTAAATCAAAGACTAATTTAAGATTAGCCTTATTCTTGGGGTTAAAGAACTTAAGAAGCTCGTCACGCTTAGCATATTGTGCTGACTTACCTTTGTCAGTGGAGCGCTTATCTGCTTCTTTTTGAAACTTAGTCTCTACATACTGGATAAGACCAGTAACATGCTTAGCCGTATTCGTAACCTCTGTTTTGTTGCGAAGGAAACTATTGTTATAAGTTTCAATCATACGAGCTAATTCCTGATTAGCTTCTATCTCTTTTAGTGTAGATCCAGCAATCTTTTGAAAGATCTTACCAGCCTGGGACAAAGCAGTCGTAACCTCAGCAGTATCCTCTTTAGTAAGAGTAGCATTACCAGATAGATCCCGTAGTTCAGCATCTTGTGCCCAGATAGTATCCACCTTGTTAAACTTAGATACGTCCACACCATAATTAGCAGTCATGGTTTCAAATGTACCGCCAGAGTAAGACGTATGAAATACTATGCCAATCTTAGCTTTTTTAATTCTTTTAGCTTCTTCTGAGTTAGCATCGACCGCATAGGCAATAGTGTTCGGGTGGAATGTAACGTACTTCTTACCATCAATTGTTTCAGTTTTTACATCTGAGCCAGAGAACATAACATCACCCTGGACCACGTCTGTTATACCAAGCTTACTCATTTCAGTAAATGCAATCTTAAGCTTAGCTTGTAGATCGCCAGAAGTATCTGCTTCAATCTCAGCATGGTTCTTATAAACCATAGGATTTTTATTAAAGATACCTTTCTTAGCAACAAAGAATTGCCCGTCACTTGGATCAATTCCTGCGAAGACTGCTGGTGCGCCATCCCACTTAACTGTAACGTCTACGGCCTTTGTAGAACTGCCAGCAAGCATATCACGAAGAGAGCGAAGAGCTAGAATAGCATCACGAGCTCCTTTTACTCCACCGTATATAACCTGATCTTCCAGGTGAGTCATGTGGGTATTCTTTTGTTCGGTTATATAAGTCCCGAATGATATCATTATTGGTATACCTTTATAAATGCTGATGAATCTTCTGATTTAGATGCTGCATAGTTAACAATAGAGTTAACAAAGTTATCCGCTTTTGTTCCTTTATTTTTAATAAGAGCATAGCAAACCTCTATCGCTCCAAGCTTAGCAGATACCCAACCGGCATCTTTTTGTTCTATTTGCTCAAGGAAGTAATCATAGGTAAGAGATTCGTCACAGACCTTTGCTTTAATAAAGAACCTTTGTGTTTCTCTTTTATCTCCCTTTGCTATTTTTGTTGCAGCTTTTTTAATTACTGGATGGAGTGGTATATTTGCACCCATATAACGACGAGCTGCTTCTACAACAACACCCCATCCTGCTCCTCCGCCTCGTGCTGTCTTACCTTTAATCTCTATCTTATTTGTGCCTAGATAGCTGTTCGGTCTAATGTCCATTATGCCATCATCATAGGTAATTGTGCCAGATTTATTAGAAAAGAAGTCTCCGCGTGTACGAGACTTTACTGCGACTGATACTAGTTTGTGTGGTGTTAATGATGATGAGATATTATATTCTTTAATCTTAGCTTCTTTTGTAACCTTCTTAAGAGATATGCCAACGAGCTTACGATCAAGAAATAAACTAAGTATTGAATTGTTTAGTGCTGCTACAGAGCTATCATCGAGACTATCTTTTATATAGGTTGGAGACTCAACTGCCCAAATATCACCGGGGTTCCATTTATCGTCTGATAATACCTTAAGCTCTGAGTTCTTAAATGCTCTTGTCTTTGTAGCATATATCGCTATCATCCCTGGCGATCCGCGATGGAATCTATGTTTAGGGTTAACGTAACCTGCTTTAATTATCTTTTTAGCGGACTCGTATGATGAGTATTGCCAAGATGAGTCTATATCCATCATTTCTTTAAACGTTGTTTTACCGACGTCTACACGACTCATTACACCTTTTAGCACATCAGGGGTATAGTATTCAATATCTTGTATGCCGTGCTTAAGCATTGCTGCTAGCCAGAGACATTGGGCTGCTTCTGTGACTGCGGTATTATCTGTGCCACCACCTGCTCCGCCTCCACCACCAAATAATGCTGTCTTAGCTAGCTGAGAAGAAGTAATCTCTTCTCCGGTTTTAGTAATAAGGGTAATAGGCTTTTGATCGTCAGCAAACTTTGCTATACGTTCTAGATTGTCGTGGGTATTTGCAATCTCAACTGTTTTTAAGTCAGTTGTAACGAGAGGCGTACCAGCAATGGTAGCTTTGCGAAGAATCTCGATCCTAGATTCCCCTGTCTTACCATTAGGCTTCTTAAGTTCTGCCGGTCTTAAAGCAACTGGTGCTTCGCTTATAACCTCAGGCTGTTCAGAAAGAAACGTGTTAAATTTTTTCATAGTGGTCTCAATCTCTTATCGATAGTACTATTTATGTGTTTTTAGGTACTCAACCCTAAGCTTTTCCTGTAATCGATAAGCTTCTTTTTCGTAGGGGCATCTCATATAAGCCCAGTTGGTAACATCCTTATTCTTATAGATGGTCCTATATTCGATCTTATGCGGGTTGTAGATGTTACGAAGTTCTCCTAAGACGTACTGCTTAACATGAACAAGCTCGTGTGCTATAAGGGTAATAAGGGTCTCAAGATCGTATCCTTTCTGCATACGGATAGTAAAACATCGTGGTCTTCCGCATCTTGATGAAGGAAAGAATTCATTTTCTTCCTTATCGTTGTCTTCCCATATAGTGTCACCCTGGATGTTTTCATTTTTTTCAAGAGACTGCATCATCTTAAAAGTAACTTGAACCTTGTGTCGGGGAAAGTACCTTTCTGAAACTAGAACAGATAGTTCGTCCATAAGCTTTCGTTCAGTACTATTTGTCCTACCTTCATAGTTTACGATAATCATATAAACATTCCTACAAGATAATGAATAAATGCACCCAGGATAATACCACCGAGTAACACTAATCCCATTATAGCTTTTGCTTGATCATGTTCTTCTTCAGTCATGTTAAAATTTCTCCAATTCGTTAGTCATTAAGTTTCGAAGCTCCAGTACAACGTAAGGCACCTTATGGCTCAGTGTAACTGACCCTGCCCATTCGCAGGCATCGTTCCATGTCATAAAGCCAGCGTTCTCTTTACTCAGGCCTCCTTTACCTAGGTGATATTTAACCATCTCGACCTGACAAGGATACTTAGAATAATTCATTACACATACTCCTTTGCCCATCGTTGGGCTGTTTCTAAATCTGGAGCATACTCCAGCATTGCGCCGAGAGCCGCCTCCATCTCAAGACGATCCCTATGGATCTCGTACTCAATCTGAGCACTGAGTCTATCACACTCTGCCTCAAGTTCTGCCGTGCTCCACTCGTCCCAGTTGAAGCGAGGGCGAATGCCATTAAGCTCCTTAAATCTGTCTGATATGTAGCTAACTAAATCGTCACGATTCCAAGTATAGTTCATGGGGTTTGCTCCTTTTCCTAATTTATGTGAGTATTATACCAACATTTCAGGCCTTTGAGAACCCCCTCCCCCGAAAATAAAAACCCTATATAGAACAATGGCTTATGAAAACGAATCTCATAAGCCATTGTTTTTATTAAAGAAAAAAGATCGTCACAGATCGTAACTTTACTCAGTTAGCCAGGGACTTTTAACCTTAAGATTTACTTTTTCAATTTTAACCCTAAGATTTACTTTTTCAGAAAGAATCTGTCTGTTTCTAAGGTGCTCTTCTTTAATATCGTCTTTGCTTTGACCGTGATATGCTACACCTAAGTTATTTTCAATTAGCAGCCTACAAAGAGTAGTCCATCGATCATTATTGGTGTCGTATACTTTAAAATCGCCTAGAACCCTACCGAATTTACCCCGATCGTCCTTAAATGTCTGCAGAGTAACATAATCACCCTTTACAAGATGGGATTGAACGAAGTCCTTCGCTAATAGGCCATATACCTTTTCTTCTTTATCGGAAGTCCTGGATTCTGGTGTATCAACACCCATAAAACGAATTCGTTGGTTTTTCAGTACTATGTCAAAACCTAGATCAATATCTACGTCTGCTGTGTCTCCATCAATTACCTTTATTACTTTTGCTCTATATTCATACATTATTCAAAGTCCTCTATTTCTACTTTACCGCTGTTTAGATCATCAATAAGGTTTTCACAAATAGCTTTATATGTTATGTTCTCATCCCGAACCCATTGAAGGGTATACTTAACTCCCATGCCCAAACCCGTAGCAAAAGATTTCTGTCTTTCGATACGAGCTATACCAAATACTGATAACATCCACCAAACCAAAAGCATTCCGATCATCCACCATTCTAAAAACATATACTATACCTCATACTCAAAGTTTATTGTATTCTCATTTATCTGTAGTTCTGAAGCTCCGTTAGATAAGTGGAACTTCCTTGCCATATCTGTATGTGGGCTTAGAGTTAATATTCTTTTAACTTGAGGCCAGCGCTTTGGTATAGCTTCGACTATTTGCAAGGCGAGATCCCTACCAGCACCTTTACCATAACTCCATATTGTATAAAGATGAACTATAGTATTCTCAGCTTCTTTAGCGGAATATAAAGAAAGGTCAGATTCTTCCTTAGCAATAGTATTATTTCTAGACAGGCAAACAATAGCGGTTACCTTCTTATCCTCTTCGTCTGTAAGAAAAAAAGTATTTCTATTTTCTGTATACCTTACAAGTTTAGGTATATGCGGCCTAACTGGATCATCTTTAAGCTTAAGGTATGCTTCATAATGTGAGGGTATTCCATCTGGCCAAGTCATTTCGCGTAGCATATTATCACCTATAATGGTAGTGGCTTTATTCCAAGTGCCCAATTCTCTGCTGCATCCTCGTGGAATCTAAGGCTTTTTTCCGGAAAGGATTCTTTATCCATAAACATCCCAGAAGAATCATAATAATGTATAGTATAACCATCTTCATCATTACCATGGACTTTTGCAGTAGCGTTATCTGAGTCGCGCCAATATGTAGATATTAATTTCATTTTTGATTCACCATTTCTACGATAGCAGGGAATACTTTAGCTATCTTTTCTCCACAAGCCTTAGCTATCTCGATATGTTCCTTCTGTGTTCCATTTGAAGCACGTAGGTCGATATAGTGTAGCCACGATCGAAGAGTTCCGTTCATATAAAGTCGGGATACAGTGTTACCCTCAGGTAGTACCGCTCGAGCTTGCTCCTTAGCAATACCATTCTCTATTGCCCATCGATAAGCCATCTTAGCTTCGTGTATAACTTGATACTGAATTGCCTGCCAGTCTTTTTGTAGTTGTTGTCCTTCCGGCCCAGATAGCTCATCTATGTCTATAGAATTCTGACGATTCTGCGTATCCTGAAGTCTAGCTTCGCGAAGCTCAAATTGTAGATCCTCTGTAGGATCAGCATATCTTTGGCTAAACTCTTGAAAGGAGAAAGACCTATGGCGTAGGATCTGTCGGGCTATATCTCGGGTTGTTTCTATTTCAAGACATACACTAACCATTTCAAATGGGGACCAATGTTTATGTTTAGCAAGATAGCGAAGTAGCTTTTCGTTTGTAGCAGTATTGCTTTGCCCCGCAGGATTCGATACCCTCGCGCAATAAGCAATTATATCCTGTAGCTCAGTCCCATCATTAAAATCGTATTCTCCTGTAGCTTTAGAGTAACTGACTAACTTTACGTTCATACCTTAAACCCCTCATATTTTGCAGTAGTACCATAATTGGTGTTAGTTGTAGTACCTGCATCAGCCAAACCCATTTGAGCAGATTGCTCAACATCAAATAACTTCATCTTAGATCTATCTACACCAACTACAAAACGCTTATTGATGCCCGGATCATTATATCTATTCTTTAATTGCTTGACCAGTATCTGGCCTAATCCGTCCAGCTCTTCGTTAGATATTAAAGCAAACATCAGGTCAGCAGTTGCTGGTAGACCGAATGATTCGGAGGTATCTTCAAGACCTACATCTGAGTTACCAAATCCTGAACGAGTAGTTTGTGTAGCTGACATAATAGGTACGTTAAACTCTACAGCCAAACCACGAATCTCTTCTGCAATAGCTTTGATATAGGAGTAAGAGTTAATAGCACCACCCATACCCTTCATTCGAGAAGATGCGCAGATGTTTAGATAGTCAATAAAGATCATATCAGGAATAAAGTTTTTCTTAAGCTTAAGCTCTTTAAGCAAAGCTCTAAAGTGTCCAACGTGAGCATTACCAGTTGGGTATTCTTTGATCAGCAGCTGGCCCTGATACTTGTCAGAGATGTTTTTAACCTTAGAGGTAAACATTTCTTTGCTTAGGTTACCTAACTGATCGATTGCCACATTCATTAGGTTAGCATCGATACGTTCTGCAATCTTTTCTTCTGCCATTTCCATAGTAATATATAGTGCATTTTTACCCTGTGCCAGAACTGAGCCAGCAACGTGACACATGAACAGGGACTTACCTACACCAGTACCAGCCAATGCAATGTTCAGGGTTTTCTTAGGTAAACCACCCTTAGTAATCTCATTGAATCGATCTAGGTCAAATGGGATTTTATCTTCTACCTGATGATAGAATTCATATCTTTGTTCGCCATTTGCCAGATAATCATGACCGACATTAGTATCAAAGCCAACAGATAATGCTTCTGATAGTAATTCTGGTAGTGCATTCTTAGTCATTTCTGGATCTTTGCCATCAATAATAGAGATGGACTTCATGATAGCAAGATGGATTGCCCGATCTTGACACCACTTCTCAGTATGCTCGAGTAGCCATTCTGAATCTGGATTTTCTGCAGGAGTAGATATTTCTTGGACAACGCCAGCAGCATCTGAAAACTGCTGGTCGTTGAGGAATGATTCATCTAGCTCAACATTAAGGGATTCTGGTGTAGGCAGCTTATTATACTTACCAACAAACTCCAAGATCTTATCGAATACTATACGATGAGATCCTTCGAAATAATCCTTACGTAAGAAGGGGATAACCTTACGGGTAAAGTCGTCATTAGTTATAAGATTTCTTAAAATGACTGTTTGTATCACTTGGCTTTTCTCCGATTGCAAAGTTCTTTTCTTCTATAGCTTCCTGTATAACTACTTGAAGCATGTCACCTAGGTATGTCCTGAACTCTTGCGATTCTGTTTCGTCTGAATCTAGATTAGATTCATTAACGGTATACTCAAAAGATAATACGGCATGATCTTCACCATCTGTTGGTTCCGTTAATGCTATCTTACCATATGTTACTACAGTGCCAGAATACCTACCTGTTAGTATCTTAAATGAATCATGATCACTATCTTCTATATAAGATATTTGCCGATAATCATGTTTCGATATACTATTATACACCATTTTCTCCTTCAAGTAAACTATCAAATTCATCTTCGGAAATCATTGAGCGGTGACCAATTGTGTAGTGCTGCTTAACAAACTCTTTGAAGTCCGACTCTTTAAAGATTGGATCCCAGAATGCAGACTCCAAGGTCTGGGCTTCACGAACTTTAGGTTCTACAATTTCGCCTGTAGCTTTTACTACACGACAGTACCATCCATTACTTGGCTTAACTACATATCCACCAGCTAAAGCAACTTCGAGTAGACCAGAGTACTTTTCAATGCCGCCTTCCCAAGATACTGTAACAGGGATTTTAGACTTTTCTTTAACCATTCTTGACTTTTCAACATTAATAACAAAGTCATATCCAACAACGTCTGTACCCTTCT